ACTGGTTCACCGCGCACCTCAGTCAATGTACACAGTCTTTTTTGAAAACTTACTAAACGACCAACTGTGAATGTACCCTACCTTACTCATCACCGCCATTTCATCGTAAATCTGTATGTCAGTCCCGATCTCGCGCCACTTACCGACATATTGATTCTCTCCAGGGTAGACGGTAGTGTGCGACATGCCGTCTCGATAGAGAATGACTCGATACATGGTCGTTTCGCTTACTGCATAGCTGTACGCTGCGTAGACACGCGGTCTAGTTGGCCGTTTTGGGAATGGCGCAGGCGCAGACCACGCCACAGCAGCGTACAGCAACACCAGTACAACGGTAAGGACTAACCATCCACGATAGGATACGTCAATCCCGTCTGATCCTGATACTTTCCTTGCTTGTCTTGATAAGAAATCGAGCATCTTGCCGACCCCTCGATAAACAAGATTTGTGCAATACCTTCGTTCGCATAAATCCGCGCTGGCACAGGCGTTGTGTTAGAAATCTCAATCGTCACTTTACCGCGCCAATCAGGCTCAAGAGGTGTCACGTTGACGATGACACCACATCGCGCGTAGGTTGATTTACCCACGCAAATAGCGATCACGTCGCGCGGAACCTCGATGTATTCCAGTGTCTCCCCAAGCGCAAAGCTATTTGGCGGAATCAAAATACTATCGGCTTCGATCTCATTGAACAACTTCGCATTGAAGTTTTTGGGGTCGATCTCAATACCTTCCTGCTTGATGTACGGATCGGTGCGCATCACCTTAAACTTGCGCGACAGGCGCACATCATAGCCGAAAGAGGATACACCATAGCTAATGACTCCAGGCCGCTTATCTTCCGGCGCATACGGTTCGATAATGACCTTTTGCCCAATCATCCAGTCAGGATACACACCCATTCTTCCGCACTCCTTTAGATAGACAACAAGCCTGGAGGTTATCTCCAGGCTTGTTTGCGAGTCGTCACCCAATCGATTACTTCTTTGCGAGGAGAAGGCTAATCAATTGGATAACCAGAGGAAGCATAGCGCCCCAATCGATAGCAGAAAGATCGGGAGCGTCAACGCTATACTTGAAGCTCTTATCGTCTTGCGGCGGGAAATACGCAAGCAATTGCTCAGCTTTTTCCTTCGACGTTTCATTGGTAGCAACAACTGCGTTGCCGAACGTCGGGTGCGAATGGAATTGGCGCAGCGTAAAGCTAGCCAAATCAAGCGCGGCATGGAGTGCTTCGTAATAGTCGGGATTCTTACCCGTGACGAAATCTCGCAGCGCACTAATTGCGGCGCGCGGATCGCTCACCAGTTCAGATAGGCCAATGATAGGTTCCGGCATATGTCTACCTCTTGAGTTGGCGATGTTTCGACGCATAGGTGCCCTATTACGGGCTAGGTCATTGTCATACCTCTTGTGCCATTTCTCACACAGTTGGATAGCGGAAAACCCCATTGTACCACACTGTCAGGCTTCGACCGAAGCCGTCAGTCAGTTTCAGCAACTTCGACCGCGAACAGAGCCGGTCGTTACTGGCGCTGGCATCGTGTATCGAGGCGCAGGAACATACGTCGGCACATACTGAGGAACATACGTCGGCGCTGGCAGCGTCTGCATCGGAGGCGCGTAATATCGCGGCGCTGCGTACTGCTGCTCCTGTCGATAGTAGGCAGGTGCAATCGATCGCGGCTCATTACAACGGCAAGGCTGACCTTCGTTGCATCCGCAAGCGCACTGCGGACTACATGGACAGCTTTTGATTACCTTCACTGGCTTGACGCGCACTGGTGCCTGTGGCAGTCGCGGCGCTTGCGGCAACTGCGGCGATTGCGGTGCCTGCGCAATAGCCAACGTAAACAAGCAGAACAGACTAACGACAGCAAGAGTAAAGCGTTCCATCGTCTTCATCCTCTAAATCGGGCGAACATCGATCACGCAGCGACAGCGATCAGCAAGCCAACCCCGCCGTCAGGAATCGCCTTGCTGCCTGCAAGGATACCGAATCCAGATTCGCCCCAATCTTCGCCCCACGAATTGCGCAGGCGACAGCCGAAACCGGCCGTAACCGGATCGTTCATCGACCAGCACAAATCAAATTCGGCAAGCGTCAAGAGCTTACCTGAGATGTCGTGTCGGCATCGATTGCGCAGAGAAACACCATCAACGCCATCCGCGCCCATCACACTATGACCCCAAAAATTGTGGTCATCGATCGTCGGATTGTTAAGCAACCAGCACGTCATAAATTGATCGAACGTCATCGTACGATCGTACTGCGCTGCCTGCAAATCCGCGATTTGCTCAGTCACCATGTACTGTTTTGCGTTTTCCCACGCTGCCGGCGTATCCAGGCTGCGTGACACTCCACACTGAGGCCAAACGGTTTCGTCGCAAACACCATTGCTTACCAGAAAGTCCACACCTTGCGCGCCCCAGCCGCCTTCATCCCTAAAATTCTTGATCTTGCACGCAGCACTATACGCGCTCAGACCTACGGTTTTCTGGTTCATGACGGCGCGCACAGCCATTAATGCGGCCGTACCGCTATGCATCCAGCAATAGCCCCTGTTCTTCTGGTTAAGGCAGGGCACGCCTTTACGACGCATGATGTCGCTAATCTGCGTCTTGTTACGCACTTTCTGGGCAATGCGTGCCGACCACTCCGCGCGAGGAATCGTCTTGATGTCCACTGCTTGCATCGAGCTATAGAAACCGCGCGGATGAGTGCTGTAGTCGCGCGGAATCAGACCTTTCGCCTGTCCATCCGGCACTACGTTTTCAAACCGATGATAATTGTGTCCGCCTATCAGTACCTGTCCGTCCAGCATGATTAACCTCCATACTTCTTCAAGAGCGCGAGCGTTGCGTCTACGTCCTTCGGCAACGGTCCTTCGTATCCAGTTTTCCCGTCACTAATGATGATCCACGGCAGACTATCACGCTTGCGCGCTAATGCGTCTTGCCAGTATTTCGCCTCGCGCTTTGCGTTCACCTTGTCAGGCCAGATTCTCCACGCCTTCGTACCGCTTGACTCTTTCACGCATTTACTATCGAGGTAATCTTGTATCTTCTCGTCAAACAACACTTCAAATTGTTCTGGCGGAAGGTTAATGCGATTCTTCGCATCCTCGATAATCAAAACGCGAAATCCCACGTCTGGGATAGGAGCGGGAGTCGGTGGAGGCGTCGGGTCTGGTTGCGGATCGGGTTGCGGTGCATCGCCTACGATCACCTCGATAACGCCGCGATCCTTTATGACTTTCTTCGTCTCAAAGTCGATCTTCATGCCGACGACTGAGACGCGAAATACACCTTTCGGCGCTTTGGTCACAGTCAGCACGCCGTCAGTGTCTTCTGAGGCGGTAACGTTATCAGGAAACGACCACACATACACATCACTACCAGGCGAAGCTACCACTTTAAATGGTAGTGACTTCACCACGATTTGCGTATCACCTTCCACCTTCAACGGAACGGCCTTCTTCTGGGCCATTACCGGCATCACAATAGCAACCAGAATTGCTATTGTTAGGAATCGTTTCATCACATATCACCTCTTTCGTTGGTTCCAGAGATCGATTGAGATGCCGACCGACACTATCACGAATGACATCCAAAACCCAAACCATTCGGATGTCATTTCTTCCCTCCACGTTTGAGCCACTGACCGATTTGCCACCCCAGGTAGAGGAAGAAATCAACCACAGGTTTGGTCTTGGCATACAACCACTTGATCACTTCAATACCACTCTTTCGATTCGATCATACTGGTATCGAAGGTACATTCCGTATGCCTGCGTTGAGTAGAACCCAATCGCCGCGAGAATGGTGAACACATACAACCACCAGAGTATTCGTTGGATTTTCATGCTATCCGATGGGCTGTGAATATTGCGCTGGTGATGCGAGCAATACTGAATCCAGCAACATCTGTTTTTGCCTGGAATATAGCCGTTGTCGCACCAGCGGTTACGAGAAGCGCATTCGTAGTGACCGCTCCGAGATCAGGATCAGTATCACCGCTAGAGGTTAATTGTAGGTGTTCCGTTCCCGCTATTGCACTACTGCTGAAGAGTCGAACATACAGATTGACCGGAATTCCCATCCCACCTAACAAGTCTGCTGCACCTGTTGCACAGAGATAATACGTTCCGGCAGTGGACAGGGTCAATGTCAACACATCTTGATAAGTGCTAGTAAGTGTAACTACCCCGCAGTTGTCAGAGTCATTGTCTGATCCTGGTGCACCTCCTCCTCCACCCGATTTACCTACTAATGCTGTCTTGAATGATGGATTAGTTACGTCGAATCCATCGGCATTCTTGAAGAGTAGCACCTCAATCGGTGTGTAAGTTGGGCCAGTGTCCAATCCTACCGTAAGAGGTGCAAACGAACCACACGGACCACATGAACCTGCTGGTCCCGGTGGACCCTGTGGCCCTGTCGACCCAATCGGTCCCGGTGGACCTTGTGGCCCTGTCGAACCTGTCGGCCCAGGTGAACCTTGCGTGCCTGGATTCCCTGTCGAACCTGTCGGCCCAATCGTGCCAGGATCACCCGTAGATCCCCTCGGACCTCCTGCCGGTCCTGCCGGCCCTTGTGGTCCCGGTGGCCCCACAGAGCCGCCTGCAACGACTTCGTACACGGGAAGGCTTGTCCACGAACCAGCCAACCGCCCCAGATAGAAACCCGGCGGCAGTCCTAACCCTCTCACGTCCGCTACAAGGCACGGTTCGCGGTCAGCGGGCAGCATCGTATCGGTTCGTAGTTGTTCTGTGAATGACACATACAGAATCGGCGCAAGAACCGATGAACCTGCCAACTGCGAAACACCTGCCGGCCCCGCTACCGTCGTCGCCGTCACGCGCAATAGCTGCAACTGTGGCGGGTAGATCGGTAAATCAGACTGAAGATTCGGACCGTTGAAACGATTGCGATTGGTCATATTTCATCCGGCTTACGCACTACTTTTGTCTTCCAGCCATTGTACGGACCGCCGTTCGCGTCCTGATACCACTTTACGTTATTGACCTCTGTACCCGTCAGAAACGGTAACGCCCCTGCGTAGACTTTGGTCATGCGCGCGCCGACTCCAATGCGCAGTAGGTAGCGATTGACTACGTCTTGCGCTATCGATTGCGCCGTACTTACGTCCTCACTTAGAGGCTGTCCGTCTTGATCGTGTCGCACCGTAAAGTCAGACCAGATGTGATGCGTGCCTAACGCCTCAGTGTATCCAGTGTTGATACTGACGCTATACGCTACGTTCATTGTCCATTGCAGTGAGTCATACCTTACCGTCTCCTCACTACCATAGAACGCGTTGCGGCGCTTGAAGTAGACAGTTACCGCTACTGGTACTCTTCCTGCGCCGTAATCGATCCATTCTCTGTCATCTTCCAGATTATTAGCGTACTTCGTTGTTAGAGCCTCAAATGCGCTGTCATCACCGCCTTTGAGCTTTATCGTGTACTGACTTGCCGCCGGCTTAGTCAGATCGGCGCATACTTGCATTCCTAGATGATCTAGGATGTCGTTCAATTGATCCCACGCGCTAACTCCAGTCATCCAGAACCCTTCCGGCGTTCCGGCTGGCGTGGTCGGGAGTCCGGGCCAATCGCCGAGAAAAGTGCCCATCTGCTCCCACAGATTTTGCAGCATGGTTGACCACGTCCATGTTGTTCCACTATTCATGCTGAGCGGATAGAACGTTTGCGGATAGGCTGGCGTGCGAATGTTGTATTGCGTGAGCGTCGGGAATTTGAACCACTTATTGCAGAGACAACCGCGTCTGTCTGTGATCTCCACGACGTAAAGTGCGTTCTCGTCTGCCTCTAGTCCTCTGGTGGCACACTGCGCTTTGACTATCGCTAGGTTCTTCAACGCCCCCACATTCAACGAGTTAGAAGTGTCGCCAATGTCGAGTTGTAGGGTCGTCGAATACTTGCTTAGCTTGTTGTAGTCCTTACGCAGCATAAGGATAAATCCTCTTGCTGGTTTTCTACCTGTCGGATTGGCGAAGCTATTTGCTCGTTTCAAGTCGCGCATAGCTTCGCGACGAAACCGATCTCGGCTCAAGAGTACATTACGCACATCGTAGATAGGGAATAGCGCCTCTGCACTTGAACCTGCAACGTACCCTTGACCGAATGTATTCATTACCCACATCCACTATTATCGCCGCAATCCTGGCACGTCTTACAGGTGCCTGTGCGAACGATGTTGAATCCGCCGCACATATCGCACGCTTCGCCGGTCTGCACTGCTTTTCGAGGCGCAGGCTTGTTCATCTCAAACCACAGCGCGCGAAACTTTCCCGTCGCTGCTGCCGGCGCGTTGAGATGCGCTCCCCATTCTGCTAGCTCTGTCACCATCGCTGGTGATTCATGCAATCGCGGATTCTCTGGAGCGTCAATCAGCACTTCCATTCCTATTTTCACTTCTGCTGCTTCAATCGCCATCGCTACTGCCTTTGAGTATGTGCGCTGGAACCCCTAGATCACTACAGACCTTGTTGAATAGGTCGCGCGCGATTGTATCACGTTCCTGGCGCACTGACTCTGCCTGCGCTTTTTCTTTCTCAGTTTGTATGATCGGTTCAAGAATGACACACGCGCGCGGCTCAATCAGTATCGGCCCCTTATCCTCAAACAACTTGCGCGTTTGTCTGTCTCCAACAAATGTATCTTTGTCCCATTCTTGCAGAAACATTTTCTGAAACATCTTACTTACTCCTTAGTTACTTACTAGTTAGATAACCTATAGACGCACCATCCCTCTCTGCCATCCCCCGTCTTCCTCGTCTTCGTCTTCCTACCCCTACTCAGCCCTAGTGTTTTCAGTTAATTACTTACTTAGCGCTTGTAATTAGTGATGCTACTAGTTAGCTGTCTGAGTGAGGGATGAGGTATCCGTGACTTCGGTGAGTGTGAGGTGTACCGGCGCTAGCGCGCTGATACAAGGCACCCCGCAAGTGGCTATTTTCCACCCGTGCCGTAGCACATATGCCCGAACCTATCGAGAACTGCCTCTCGACAGGTATAGCTTTCTTGGATGCCTTCGGGACATGCATTCCCGAACCTTGGGAAGTGTGGTACAATCTCTTGTACCCGTGGGAGGAAGACAAGGCACCTAACTCCTCCCGCATGTGCCCAGAGGGTCAAACAACCTCTGGGCACTCTTTTTATACCACACCTTTCCCGTGCTGGAAACCCCTCAAGAATCGATTCGGAACGCTGGGCTAGGGGTCTGGGCCTTATGGCCCTTCTCAGAGCCGCCTGCGTCGCCACAGAAACGAGATACCCCCTGCCAGCGGTGAGGCTGACAGAGGGTATCTCGTTGAATCTTGGCACTGGTTCGCCAGTGCTGGCCACACAACAAGTATGGTTACTGACAGTATACCAAAAAACCCTACCGGCCCGCTTGCGCGACGGACCGATAGGGTAGCGGGTTGCGCCAGTTCAAACTGGCACTGACCATACAACGAGCATGGTAGGTGTGAGTATACCACACGCGCGCAGGTTTTTCCTCAAGGGGTCTGGGCGGGCACATTTTCCATCAACACAGACGGTTGCTCAGTGCCGACGAATCTATCCCAATCACCTTGCATTTTGAAATCTACCTCTCTCTGCGCATTCTCTGCTTTATCCCAAAGCGCCTTATACTTATCAGGCAGCGCATCGTAGCTGTCTACCTTGATTACTTCCGCATTCAATTCGCGTTTTTCTTGGTGTCTTTCTTCAAAGTTTGTTTCATCACCTTGAAAGTAGATTGATCCAAGAACGTACGCGGCTTTACGGTCATATTCTGGTGTCATGATTAAACGTCCTTATCTTGTACGACAACCTTAGTGCGATTGAGAAGAACTTTGTAGTTAGCTCCTCCATCACTCTTGGTGTCGATAATGTCATAATTGTTTAAGACGGCAACATGTCCCACGTCACTCAATATCTGACTGCGCTTATGATACTCTGTACCTCCGATCTTGTTTGCTTGGAAATCTGCTTTAAGATCCTGAATCATCTTTTGTTGGAGCTTAATAAGCTTATCGCTTTCAATAACTCTAGCGCTAGGATCTACAGCAAAGCGCAGAACGTGCGATCCATAGCCTTTGGCGTCGGATTTATCGCTTGTTTCACCGTGCCCGCTGGCGAAGTAAATACCTGTTCCGTACACGCGCGCGCCAGTACCGCCCTCTTCGTAATTATCAGCGTCTCGAAACATATCGGTAAACTGTTTCGAGCTAACACCTCGATAGCCGATTTGCCATCCCTTTTTTGCCAGAGCGTCTATATCTGCTTTAGTTTTTACCTCTGGCTTTGTATCCCTTCCTGTTGCTTTCAAAAGCTCATTAAAGAAGGTGTATTTCTGTGCCGAACTGTAACGATTGCCGCCTGCAATAGGTGTGGTGAGTGGGATAGATCCACTCACAAAATCCTTTACAGTTTTGTCTGTCCAGATATCCGCCTGGAAATCGCTTTGCGCCTTCTTTGCGGGAGCTTGAGGCGGCGTCGGCGCTGCGATCGGCGCATTGGGCGCAACCTGATCGTAAGAAACCTCCCACACCCCGCCGACCTGCTTGATACCCGTAACCTTGAACTGACTATTGTTGTTGAGAAGAATTTCCTTACAGTGTGGATGATGGTGGTGCGGTCCCATATCGATACCGTTCACTGCGTTGATTTTCATAACGACAGTGCGCGGAATCTGTAGCGAGATAGGATCGGTTGCCGTCGCCTGATAACCGGGATAGCGGATCGCCTGTCCGGTCTTCAAGGACGTTTGTGCGTCCGCAATAAACTTCTGTAATATCGCCGGATCTTGCAGGTTTAATACGCGCTCAACGGGAACCGGTTTGCTAAACGTCTGCGCTTTGGCGAACGCACTTTGCATGTCCGTGTGCATTTGTTCAAAGCCAGGTAGCGGCGTGTTTCCGTCCGTGGTCAACAGCGCGCGATTGAATGGCGAATAGATCGACGATGTCCACTTCTGAAGTGCGACTATTTCAGATTGCGTTAGATTCGTCGGTCGCGTTTCATTTGGTAGTTTGTAATTCGGCCCGCGCCCGGTACTCATGTAATCGAACTGCGCAGGAATTGGTACGGTTGTTTGCTGCGCATACAGATTCTTGAGAGTGCGCTCTACCTCAAAAGCGCCAACGTCGCTGGCGAATTTGCTTTTCAAGGTACTGTAGATGCTGTGATGTTGCCGGTTTTGAAGCGCGGTCTTTGCGTCGATTCCAAGACGTTGCAACTCCGCGCCAACGACGGTTTCCAGTCCAGTTCTATCGCTATTACTGACTGGTCCCGTTGGCGTTTGTGGAGGCCAAAACGTAATGGGTTGTTGCGGCGCGTTAGGATTCGCCGGATTGAGTACGTTTCCGCCTGCCGGTTTGCCGGTAATTACATTTGCGCCGGAATGCAATACTGACGTTGGAGCTTGCGGAGGAAGAATCCATCGATGCGTTTGCGGATTCCACACCAACCCTGGACGCGGAGGCGGACCCGGAGGCGACTGCGCCTTGACGGGATGACCCGGATCATTCGCGACTACTGCTTTGATCAAGTCGGCAGATTTGACACTACCTCCGGAGCGCATTGCACCCGCTATGTCATTCTCGCGCGTGGTCGATACGTTTTGCATCAACCCGTCAATCGTCGTCTGCGCTTGCTGCTGTGTAATCAACCCGTCTTGCATCGCGTATACAGTCGCGCGGATATCGCCTGCAACTTGTTGCAAGTGCGTATCGAGAACATCGACGCGCCGGTTAACCTTCGCCGTGTAGCCCGGAATCAGCGCGGCTTTTGCTTGCTCTAGAACGTCGGCGTCGCGCTGCCAGTTGACGAACGAAGGTTTCTTGGCTCCGTTCGGATCAGTGCTATTAGTGTGCTGCGCAGTCTGTACGATGTACTGGTCTGCTTGATCAATGTCTACCCATTTGATTTCTTTGGTTTCGCCGTTTGCTTGCCATGCGGCGTCATCGATGTTGCCTTTTTGCTTCATGATGAAGTAGGCATTCAAACCAGATTTACTGTTCTCCGTGTAGGTGCCTGTAAGATGTCCTACGATATCGCCGCTTGCGCCGACTTCTTCCATTGCCTCATTCATGGCGGTAGTCTGCGCATCATTACCTGCATCCTGAGTACCTTTGGCCCACGTCCAAGACGTGTTGCCGAAGTAGTTCGCAGGTTTCGCGAGTAGCACTTGCACCTTACCCGTAGCCGGATCTTTCCGTGTTACAATAGCGCCGTACTTTGGAGACACACCTTGATAATCGAGGCCGCTCCAAGTAGGGTCGATTTGCGCGCCGTTCTTTCCGCTGTAATCAACGGATTGCGCAGTGTCCAAATCGATGAACTTCTGTTTCGTCGGCGCTGTAGGTTTTGCCAATGCACCTTGTTTTGTGGTTTGTCCAGTTGGTACTTGCGGCGTCGCCGATACCGGCGGAGTCTGCGGCGTTACTGGTGCTTGTGGCGGCGGCGCTGGTGGCGTTGCCGGTGGAGTTACTGGTGCTTGTGGAGGCGTTTGCGCCGTCTGAGTTTGTGGCTGCACTGCGGCACTGGTCGGACTGTTGAGGATTGCGCGTATCGCCGCCGCCCACGGTGTACGCTGCGTTCCGGTGATTTGCGCAGTCCCGCCTAGAGCGCTATGTAATGCGCGCAGTTGTGTCATCGACAGCACTGTTAAATGCGGCACCATGCCAGTCTTCTGTTGCTGCGTTAAAGGCGTACCGGCGTTGATCGAACCCATCATCGCGTTATACGCGTTAGTGGCATTCTGGAGGCGTTGACGATGTTTCAGAGCGTTTGCCGTTGGCTGCGTACCGCTAGTTTGTTGCTGCTGGCCCTGCTGTTGTGGCTGTTGACTAGACTGATTCTGTGTCTGTGACGGCTGCTGTGGAGCCTGTGGAGGCGGTGTAGGCGCGCTCTGACTGGACGCACCCGCATTCGGATTTGCACCCCATAGCCAAATAGGCGTACCACTCTTGGACGTACCGCCGCTCACCCAACCCGGACCGGGTTGTTTACCGTATCGTTTGGTTACTTTTGGCGTACTGGAAAACGCCATACTACCTAGACCGTCGAATTCTCCATTAACGATTTTGTGCGCCATCTGTTCAGCTTCTTTATCGTCAAATAGAAGCAACAAAATTTCACTAAGAATCTGGGCACGGTCTTCATCTTGTTCTATCGACAAACTAACTATCGAGTCGATAGGTTCTTCTGGCGCGTCTGGTTCGCGGTCGTACTCTTCTTCTTCATCTAGTCGCTTGTGACACTCTTCTATCGCATCTTCGACCACGCGCGAGAACTCGATAGAGGATTCTTGTACCTCTCTAAGCATGTCCTCCAGGCGGTCCCATAGCCGATCAGTTTCAACCTCAGATGCTTCGGCTTTCGATGCTTTCTTGTACTGACTGACGTAGGCTTCCGTGCGTCGCGCAATCTTGCCTTCGATTCCGTATCGCAATCGCTCAATAGCGCGCACGTCGCTATTGCTCAATACGTCATTCTCTTGTGTATCCTTTACGACTTCGTCTAGATGCTCGTAATAGGCTTTCGTTGCCTCATCGATTTCGGCGCGAAGGTCAGTAATGGTAATATTTCGCAGCTTGTCGTAACTATCGCTAAAGGCGCGCGTAATACATGCAGTCGGCTTTGAATCGCGCACCCTATCTGCGAGCATTTCGAGGCTGATTTTACGCTCTTTGCGGGTATCATATCGTTCTACCCATTCGTCATAAACGGCTTTGTCTTCGACGTACCATCGGTACTCACGATCGACGATTCGTCCGTTGATATCGATTGCCGAGCGCGATGGTTGTTTTGGATGATGGATCGCGCCGTTGTTCTGGAGGATCGAAACCGCGCGGTCGAACTTCGCGCGCTCCTTTTCAGGCAGCGTCTCGCGCAGTTCTTCGCAGGCTTCTTCAACCGCGCGGTCGAACTTCGCGCGCTCCTTTTCAGGCAGCGTCTCGCGCAGTTCTTCGCAGGCTTCTTCGCTGCAACAAGCGACTTCGGCAATAATCATCGGAGGAACGAAACGATTGAGACTGTCGCGAGGGTATTCATCCTCAGACAGCGTCGTAATCGTCGCCTCTTCTTTTTCCATTGCCGTGCCATAGGCGTACTGGTCCACATCGTAGAACGATTGGATCGGACGCATAGACAGTTGGATAGACAATGGCGCAGACGCAACCGCGCGCGTGAAGCCCTCTGGCGGTTGAAACGCAGGCATCGGAACGTAAGTCGGATTCGTCGGCGCTTCGCCGGTTTCCTCCCACTTCTTCGCTTCATCGATGCCGCGCTCTGCCGCCTGCGCAACGGTTAGCGGTGTCCATGAGCATCGGCAATTGTAGTCCCAAGGCGGGCGGAATAACTGGAATACCGGATCATCATTACGATAGACGTTAGTACCGCCGATACCCAATCGATCAAGCGCATTGTGTTCTTCTCGCGCTCTTGCGTCATGGATGCTGTCGTAGGCTGAATACGGAAAACCGCTCTGTACCAATGGGTTTTGCAGTACCGCAAGTTGACCTTCACTGAATGCCGTTTGAACGTTGGTACGAAATACGGTTTCGAGGTGAGTTTCCGAGAGGAAACTACCTGCATCAACGGCGTCGAGAACTTTGGTTTTGAACGTCTCATAGTCCGCGCCTTCTTTGACATTGTCCGCGAGCGCGTCGCGAATTTTTGTCAGTGTACTTTCGGCATCGACGTTCGCCACAGTAAACGCCTTGACGCGCGCTTCACTATCTAGAGTATCGTACGCGTTACGCGTTAGGATATTACGTTGCGCAAGATCCTTTGCGGCGTTGTCGATTATCGGAAGGTGTATCGAATCATCGATCGGGAACGTCGGCTGTGGGATGTCCCCTAGCTCCTCACTCTCAGCCTCGATTGCTGGCACTTTCGCGACGATCTCTCGCGCACCTTCCAGCACCGCCGCCAATTGAGACGAAGTGAGTAGCTCACCTAATTGTACACGGTACTTGTCGATGAATTGCAGAATCGCACGTCCGCTGTCGTTTATTCCTGTTTTGAGTGCCTGCTCAAGATCCTTACGCGCCTGTGCCGTCAGGTTCTTTGCCGCCTTCATGGAGCGGTTAAGGATACCTTGCGCGCGTCTATTGTGAATGTCGTGTGATAGAATGGTTTCAATAGACGGCGCTATCGGTTGCGCCTCCACGGGAGGCGTAAGAGCGAGTAGCGCGTTGTGATCGCCATTTTGTATCGCTTTGAACTTCGCAGCAAACAGAGGATACTGCCTGTCGTGAGGCTCAATCCTAATCAGTAGCGCGTCATCGTCGAAACGTGCTTTCATGGTATCCTCAAATTAGAAGCGAGAGTATCAATAACATCGCCTCTTGTTCTTCGATGTCATCTATCTTTTTTTGTTCTTCATCAGTGCGGCGTAACCGATTCGACCAGCGCTCAGCCTCTTCCTTCGACCATGCTTCAGCGCGCGGCCCGACCATCACTTGAGGCAGCAATAACGAATGACCAGATACGCTTTGCGCCGTAACAACTGGTGTCGTCGGCGTCGGCGTATCTGGTATCGTTACTAGACCGTCGTACGTTGATGTTGAATCGTCGTACGATAGCTCTAGGTCGTCGTATGTTGCTTGCCGAGTCGCCATTACACGTTAGCGTAAATGATGAAGTTAACGGCTTGCCAGGGTTGCATATTCGTATGCGATCCGCCACCACCTGTGTTGTTTCCAGTGTTTGCCTCTTGCTGGTATCCGGTTCCTCCCGCAAGCGCAGCGCCACCGCCTGCATTGCTCACAACGAAGTTACCGCCACCGCCGCTAGGATGGCTATGCGCTGGAATCTGTGCAGCAGAGAGGGTAACACTTTCGGAACCGCCTGTACTGCCTAGTGTTCGCGCAGTCAGTCCTGATCCCGTACCACTACCGATCGGTGCGCGCCCGCGAAGGTCAGGCACGTTGAAAGTAGTCGATCCATTTCCCGCGCCGTAAGTTGTTCCAATTGCGGTAAACAGTTGGCTGTAATCACTACGCGCTACTGCTGATCCATCACAAATCACCCATCCGGCCGGCGCGGATGAACCGCCGTACATTGCGATTGTACCTACCGGCACAGAAGAGTAGACGTAGCCTAAACCTACGGGTACGTCTGTGTTTACGATCAGTGTTTTTCCATTCGGGGCTATGCTTGGAATGGAAAGCACTTGAAGGCCGTTTGACTCGTTTCCAACAAGTAGATCGCCCTGTGAGTAGGTAGAGAGGCCAGTACCGCCGTCAGCTACTGCTACATCTGTACCATCAGCGCGATAGACTGTCTTACCTTCGACTGCAAGATTACCGGCTGAAGGTCGCGACAGTGTCGTATCCGATGTTGCCCCTAGATTGATCGCTGCAAACTCTGGGCTATCTGAGGTGCCTAGTCCTAGATTCGTGCGCGACGTTGGAACGCTCGCAACGTCATTCAGATTGTTTGCTTTGAGCAGTACACCATTAGCCAGGTTATTGAGCGCAGTCGTTAGCGCAGCTACGAGATAGTCGATGCACGTCGGATCAAGAGAGTTGTTAACCCCTAGCTTAGCCTGCACTGCCGCCATCGCGTCATTGATGTTCGCGTGTTGCGAAGCGTGCGGCGGCGCATTCAGCGGGTTTGCCGATACCGGATTAGTGAAAGAATCCAATCCTGTCGGAAAGTTAGTAGCCATTAGCTTTTCACCTCTGCCGACCATTGACCCGCGCCATCCTTTTTAATGGTGAGATGCTTGTCAATGGTTGGTTGTGTAACAGTGACATTAGGCGGCGCAACGTGAACCACGGGCGCAGCTACGTTGACGGTTGGTGGCTGCTGTTGCGGCACATTGACGTTGATCGCAGGTTGCTCGACGTTGACGACTGGCGCTTTGACCTCTGGAGACGCTACGTTGATCACTGGCGCGTCTACGCGCACTGTAGGCGCAGGCGACTGAGGCACATTGACCACGATATCAGGCGCGGAAACGTGATTGTGTATGATGATGTCTGGTGGTTTAACCGGCTCTGTTGAGAGTGCAACTGTCGCGGGTTGTCCTCCAATTTGTAGGAACGTATCCGGCACTGTAACCCATTGCTCCGAAACATCGAATCGCTCTGGAGTGTAGTTAGACAGGATGATTTCCGTCGCCTGCATTGCAGACGCTACATCACCTCCAGACTCTATCAGACACTTTCGCTGTACTGCGTTTGCCCACAGCGCTTGTTCTAGCGGTGTCATTATCACGCCGCCTTTCGCATTACTTGTCGGACGATGTCCATTGCACGGTTGCGCTGGGCATTAGTGAGAGACAACGCCGCCGGTTGTTCGACAGGCATCGCCGCTTCTGGCTTGTTGTTTTCTGGTGGCTGCTGTGGACCGCCTGCGCCTTGCGCCTGTGGCTGTCCTTGACCGCTACCCTGCTTCTCGTCGCTCTGGCTCTTGAGGAGCGATTTGCAAGTCACCTCAAACGGAATGTCGCCGAAATTCCAGAGTACAAGCGGACGCAATACCTGTTCAACGAACATTTGCAGGAACGCATCGGCAATCTTTTGCTGCCCGTCGAGAAACGCCTCGCGGGGAACACTTCGACCACTGTAGCCACTGCCTGTATCCGACGCCTTCACAAGCTCTGGAGGAACACCCATGCCGAGCATGATTTGATCTTCCAGATATCGCGCAGCGTCGATCAGCGGGCGTACGTCCATGACGTGTTCCGGCCATTGAATGTCCCATTTCAAACCGCCGCCTTGCGACTGCGCATAGTTTTCGCTGCTTAGCGTAAATCCTGCGCCTGCCTTTGCCCATTCGACGATTTGACGCGCTACGTCTCTGGCGCTGCGTCGTGGCATACCGCGTTCATCCGCGCGAGTGCCTGTTACTCCAGTCTGTGCCGTCTGCGCGTCCTCGCGAGGATGCCTCACGATCGGACCACGATAACCCGCACGGTAGACGGCGGCGTCAATGACCTGTTCGACAGCATCACGCCATCCGAGGCGTCTCCACGGTCGCCACGCGCCGATTAGCTGAGAACGACCATAGAAGCGATTGAATCGTGGTCTATGCGAGTACCAACAAGCTTTGGCTGGAATATTTTCCTGCGCAAAGTGCAAGTAGATTGGCGGTTTCTGGCGAACCTTATTTACCTTGATACCAATAGGCTGATAATCCATCGTAATGATGTGCGCATCGTTGGGATGGAAGTCCTTCAGATGCGACCAAACCATTGTTCCGCGAACTTCCTTGTAGATATGCTCTCCTGCCGCCCAACCGTAAGGATATCCGCCTTCCTGTAGAAGAGGTAATCCGCGCTGCCAGAAGCGTTCACAATGCGCTAGAACGAATTGTGATACCCGTTCATTGGCACATATCGGTTTACCTTTTTCGTTGTCTGGATTCTGATGGTCCGGTCCGCCCCAGAATTCAGCGCCGCTGATGCCTGCTTTGTAATATTCCAAGGCAATCGACACGATCGGATGCATCAGCATGAATTCGATGTCACGGCGCAGTGTGATAGTAGGCGTATCGCCCATACCCGCGCCCCACAACGATTCTAGAGGAATAGTAGGTTGGTATCCTACCGTCGCCTCATCTTGAAGGTTGTCGGAGATTGCGGCAATGTCCAGAACACCAGTCCCGTTGTTGTCTGCCATGTTTGCGGTCCTTTATTGCACTGGCCCGCCTGGAGTAAGAGACGACGATACCGCGTTGTCGTCGGCGTCACTCCAGGGAGTCTTGATTGCAGACGGGAGAGGCTGCGCGCCGCTGATGTGTCCCGCCGAGTCGATGGAAGGAATCGTGTTGCTAGTCGGAGGAACGGCGGTAGTGTACCAGAGCCGCCATTCGGCATGCCAGACAGGAATACCGCTGTAGTTTGCGCCGGGAAGAATGCGGTTGTAGGCTAGCTGTGGTTCGGCGTCGAAAGGTATCGCCGGAACGCCTGCGATGACTTTCACGCCCGGAATCGGCACACGGTATCCCACGCGCAACGCCTGACCCCAGAGGACGAACCAGTAACGAGAATGCGCCATGCGCTGTACGGCGTCTTGGAATTGATCGTTGCTCTTTAGATTGATGTGCCTGTCTATGTACTTATCGACTCCTTGTTCCTCAAGGAATACAGTAGACAGCGTGTCATAGTCCTTGTTGACCTGTGGAAGCGCATTATGCACCACAGCGCCACTGTCAAGCATGCACGCAATCGAACAGTCGTAATACAGATATGAACCTGTCGCGCTGCTTAACCACGGCAGATTTATTCCGTACTCTAGCTCAGCATTGTTATCGGAATTGGCGCGGCCTACGCGGTAGTTAGCCTTTGCCGATACCCCAGCCGTTACGTTGTTATCGATGAAAGGCATATCACGTCCCAAAGTCTACGATTACGTCTTGTGATGGATCAACGCGATTGACCAGCCAACTGTTAGCGCCGCTAACGTCCTTCATCGATACCGCCCACAGGTTCTTACCATCTGCCGAGCGCTCTGGTACTTTCTTCCACAAACCAGACGCTAGCAAGATGTGCGTAAATGGCGAAACGAGAGTCCAGGTAATCGAGAATGAAACAGTCTTTGAGTCGAGGTATAGACCTTCCTCAAAACTGAAATCGATGATGAATACCTTTTTCGTCTGCTCTATCTTTTTGTTCTGCGAGCGCAGAACGTTTAGCACTCCAAGAAACGAGCTATTCACCGCTACGTTCGCAACGGTACTTAGCACACCACCGCCTCGATTCGGATTCTGATTGCCATTGATAGCTACATCAGGCGCGTTTTCTGACTCTGCCATGCGCTCACGAACGAGCATCAGAAATGCCATCCAGGCCATACGTCGCGGTCTATCTGCGCGCACTGTGTACGTCGCTCGTAGTGTGCAGAGCCACCGAACCAAACCCATTCCTACCTTCGCCGGACGCACGCTGTAGGTGCCTCGCGCTACTGGACAGTCTGGCGGAAGATCCATGTATGGCTTTTCTTCCAACGCAAACGACCATTCCAGCATGCGCTTATCTTTGGACAGCTTGAAATCGCGTGAGGTGATACGAAATCGCTCCAAGTCGATGTTAGCCATTAGCTGCCTATCGACCTGATTGCGCAAGTCGTCGGCGGTCGCCTGTAGGGTGCGCGTAGTCTGATTAGGCGTGCGAGTTAGTGGTATCTCTAGCACACCAGTAACAGTCAGCGCTGTGAATCCGTCCTCAGTGTATCTGAGTGCCGTATCGTAGACGAATTGCAGCATGGGGATGTCGGCTAGACCGTTTCCTTTTGCACCCGGAGCAGTAGCCTTTCCTGATTTGTTAGTGGTCAATTCAGAAATCTGGACTGTGACTGTCCACTTTACTTTTGCCGATCGTCCCGCGCCTAGAGGAACGAATTCAAGCACTTTAGGCACTGGTCCCCACGCCACATCTCGATTGTTGATGTCTGCACCTGCTTGATTGACAATGATGTTACAGCCACGCCCGGTGTATTTCAGCGCGCCGCCTTGACGAGAAAGTAGCTCTCGCATGTTAGCCGTGCGTGCATCGATATCCGCGTCGCCGTTATCCATCGTGACGTAGCCATCTGCGGTAATGGTGTACTCCATCACCTTAGTCGTACGGTTAGCAGCGTCCTTGACCGCTACTCCCGATACCTGTGTCTGGAAGAGAGGCGAGAAGATGCACCCTTCGTAGGACAGTTCACCCACGTCAGGCAACACCGATGGGCCAGTTGTAAAGCTTTGCGTCGCAACCGCCATCGTGATTACCTCCGAGGCACTAGACCTCTGTCGCCAGCATTGCCGTTTCCAGGCTTCGTAAAGTCAGGACTGTTGCGCAAAAGCGTCGTTGGATCTTCGGGCAAAGGCGTCTTATCATCTTTGAGCAGTTGTATTAGCGTCATCAGAATCTGAGGCACACCGCTAAAAACCGTGCTAACGCCGTTGATCGCCGTTTCAATACCTTCACCAGATGGCACAACCGCCTCCAATACTTGTAGGCCGCGCGTGACAATAGGCAGCATTTGTGACAGCAGTTTTATTTTTATGTCCTCAAATTTCTGCTGTAGGTCACTCTGCGCGATCAGATACTTTGATAGCTCGACGCCTACCTCACGGCTTCGGCGCATGTCGCCTGTGACCTGTCGTATCTCGGCAACGGCTTGCGCCTGTGCGATTGCCGGACTGTATTCACCGTAGCGACTGGTAGTTCCATCAATTGCTTTCATCAGGCCCGCAAACGCCTTTTGCGTCTCACCGACAGCCACTAACGCGTAACCCAATGCTGGCGCGATCTCTGCCACCTTTTCGCCGGTTTTTGATGCCGCGTCTCCGAGCGCCGCAATCGGTTTGGAGGGGTCACTATCGGCAGATGCAATACCTGCTGCGAGCGCACCCGCGCCTCCAATGACGTTGCGCAATCCTCCGATCACAGCCGCGTTTACTTGCGACACAGCTTCTTTGACTGCCATAGCTATAGCGACCATCGGCAACGCTGCTGCCGCCGCACTGGCTGCGCCTCCCATCGCTGCTGCGCTACCTCCGGCAGATGCCGCCGTTGACGCGCTTCCGGCTGCTGACGCACTGCTACCACCGCCCGCTGTAGCCGCGTTAAGTGTGGTCGGTTTGCCACCGCCTGCTAGCTGCGTGACCTTGTTGAGCGACTCTACTTTGTCTGTACCGCCTACAGTCGCTTCCTGTCGCTGCTTGGTGTCGCCAGTGCCGCCCTTGCCGAATACACCTTCGATCGCCCTACGCGCGTCTTTATCCGCCATCAAATCGAGGCCGACGCCTAGCAGTCCACCGCCTAAGCCTCCGATCGATCCGCGCACTTTGGTCAATGACTCTAGCAATGAGTCCATCGAACCTTTTGGATTGAGCTTAGCGTATTCCTCATCTGCCTGTTGTTGCTTCTTTTCACGCTCTAGTCGCTTCTTTGCAATGTCTAGAGGGTCGAACTGCGGTTGCTGCGCAGGAGGTTTTAGCTTGGCGTATTCAGCATCGATTGCGGCTTGTTGATTTTCTTTCTCGACGCGTTTGCGTGCTATCTCTAGAGGATCGAAACCGGGTTTTGGCGGTGGAGGCGTGGGTGGTTTAAGCTTGTCATACTCAGTCTGAATCGCCGCCATCTGTTCTTCGCGCTCTACTCGCTTTTTGGCTATTGCGAGTGGATCGAAGGCGGTTGGTTGTACTGGCGACTGTGGGGGCGTAGCAGAAGACGGCGCGCCTGCTTGCGCACCGCCCTTGTTGTCTACTACGATTCTTACGACTGCTTCATCAGCCATGATTTACGCCGTTGTAAACGGAACGTTGACGGTAAGTGAACCGACGACAGCTTGATACGGCAGTAGCGCGAATTCAAGCGGACACTCACGCATCTTGCTAGTGAGCATCATTTCGCTGTTACTCTGAGGCGCAATGATAGAGCTAAGCGCCGTCAGAGTCTGACCGAACGCGGGCCGATTCGGCAGAATCGCCGTCAACACTAGAGGTTGACCGAACTTGCTCATTCTATCGCCGATGTTCGCTAATGTCGGCGTGAACGTCGTCGAAGGCGCGCCCGAGGAACCAAACATCTGTTGTGCCGCCAGCAATCCAGGCTTGTTCCATTCCAGACCGCGCAATCGCAGTCTCCAGTTCAAGCCGCGCCAGATGCCTTCAACGAGCGTCATCCCGTACGCATCAGAAGCGTTGATTTCCTGTCCTTGATACGTTCCGTTGAGGATGAATCCGTCGTCGTTCTGCGTACCCAGCGCAAACGCATTCCACGTTCCGGTATACGGACCGCTGATAGGCAGAACTAGTGCCGCTACGGCCATAGCTAGATACCTCCAAGCCGCTGCATATGCGCAGCGTATTCCTTAGTTGCGATACATTTCGGACAGGTTGCCGCGCGCGGATCATCAGTGCGAACCACTACGAAATTCATCCCGACATGATTGATTGGTTCTCCAGTCATTGTGTAGCTACACGCAAGGCGCACGCGCGTAGGCTTAGCTACGAGTCTCTGCTTGATCGGCTGTCCTTGCGCGTCAAGCTCTGGATGCAAAAAGTGAGGTTCGATGTACGTTCCGTGTTCCTCATCGGGCACTACCAAATGGATACAAACACGCCCCGTACCGTCGAGAGGTTCGCCGCGAAGAAGCTGCAACGTTACTTTGCGATGCCGTTTCTTAGCCACGATTGACCTTCTTTATTGCATCCAAGTAGAACGCTGTCTTTTTGCACTGCGGACAGCTAACAGCGCGCGCGTCTGTGGTACGCTGGTACGCGGGATGATAGGGTGTTTGATGAAACTCTGTCATGTTTGGCATACAGGCGATTCGGTGCTGTAACGTTGGCGGTCCTTCTTCATTCGCGGGAGGTGCCGACACCTCAACGAAGTAGTGAATCAGTGTGATCGATCCGCCGAACGGTTGTAGCTGTTGCATCGCTGGTCCTTAGATGAATACGCCGACTGAGGCGGTCTGTGGTTGCATTCGGCGCGCGTTATCGAATCGCATCTCAGAGACAATGCCCATATCCTCTGCGTCTGGTTCAGCCGCAAACCATTCACCGCCCACTAGACGCACGGTTTCCATTCTGTTGTAATGCGCTGGTTCGATGAATCCATACACAGTGCCACTACCCCACGCTGCCAAGTTGTCGTTAGCGCTGTTTGGGGTTTGATTGAGTAGAACAGTCCGCGCCCAATTCATGTGACAGTAGGCACGCAGTTGCTCTAGCTTAGCGTTGAATCCTTGTCTTAGCCCTAGAGGAATGCGCTCAAGATTGCGTGCTATTTGCTGGTCCCCAACACGATCTAGAGGAACAGTGATGCGCATAGTCAGTGTGACACTGAATCCGTACATCTCATCTAGATTGCGCTGGTTCGCTGGCCCGCTGGACGACCTACCTCCGTGTATGGCAACGAAGAAGTTGCCACAGCGCGGAGGCGGTTTTCCATCGTCCATGATTTCGCATTCGGCATGTCCGTAATTCATTGAAGCAGCACGGATGCCGTCGCGAAAACTGTATAGCAGTGCGTCAATCATGCGAGTATGACCGCGCCTTTGTCTTTGAACTTAATCTGTTTCTCTAGCTGACTAACTACGTCATTGATGCTAGCGCCTAGCACGCCGCAAATGTTGAGGAGCATAAAGTAGGCAGCGACAGCGTCACAATGACCAGTAACCTTCATGGGAAAGCCTGGAACGCCTTTGAATCGCTCTGGAATGACTGACTCGATAAACGATGCGCGCTTTTCGTTACTACCGAGCTTCTCCAGAAGGATGATTAGTTCCTTTCGGTTGTCGCGCCCATCGAATACTTTCAACTCGCTAGCTTGTACCGCATTCACATCATGACTCCAGCGTTTAGCCGCGCCTCTGCGCGATCGTTGGCTAGTTCTTCAGCGACGCCGACAGTGTATCCAGCCTCTAGCAGTAGCTCGTAGTATTCCAGGGTCGTAAGCCTGCTGCTGATCTCTGGGTTGTTGAGTGTCTCCCATGCGCGTATGCGCGGGATAACAGCGCTCAATACCTCTTCGTCGAAGAGGTTCATTTCTGCGTTTACTCTTCCGCCGAGAAGTGTAACGCCGCCTCCGAAGTATCTGGCGATTCTGGCTTTACGGGCGATTTGTCCTGAAAAAAATCGATCAGCTTGTACCACTCGCTTTGAAGAAGAGTGATGAATTCCAGCGCCTCTGCCCTGCTTATTTCGATCGGCTCTTCTGGGTTGAGCGGATCGCGCGCTAGCGCTTGCACGAACGCAACCGCTTCGTTGTGATAGCGTGGCATCTCTGCCAGAGGAATTGGCCGCTTACCGTCCTCATCCGGCACTAGAGGCCGAAACTCATCGTCAATCGCAATCCAATGTTGGTATGCCTGGACCACGTCAAGCTTGAATGGCTTACCATCTTCGCCAATGGCGAAGCTCTTGATACCCTTTCGACCTACACGAATCACACCGTCGTTTTCCGCGCTCATTACTTAGATACCTTAGTTAGATGCTACTGAATGGCCCCACTAATTCATGTCAAACGAGTCTGGTTGGTACTCCTGTACGATTGGAAGCGCATCAAAGTTACAGTCTCCACATTCCCAACCTGTATCTAGTTCTCCGTCACAGAGAGGGCAAATCTCTTGATTGAGAACCTTCGCTATTTGATCGGGAGTGTACATCATGCGCCCTTGATAATTTGCGCCGCAATGTCTGCGATGCCTTGCTTAATCTGACTCGTAACGTCCTTCCACCATGTTGCAGGCCATTTCTTCGGCTCTGGCCATAGCCTGCGCTGTGGTAGCTTGCCAGGGATGCCGTTATGGTGCGCGCGCGCTCCCTTGCGATTCGTGCCGATTATAACCTCTCCGTTGCCCACGCGGAATACCTGTTCCTTGCCTCCAAGACCGGGCGATAGGCTATTGAGGAGCAAGCCGGTATCACGCAAAATGTCTACCTTGCGTGTACCGTATTTCTCTAGCAGTGTGGTAGCGCCCTCACGCTTGAGGATTGCCCATGCTCGTTTTGCTGCTGATGCCTTATTGCCATCGAACATTCCCATACCTTGACGGTATAGATCCCACCAGCGCTGTTGCTCTTTTTTGGTGAGCGCCTGTGATGGCATCGTGTCGCGCTTCTTTTCGCTAGATGTGCGACCCTTGCGCCGGTATGCGATCGTCTTTGGCGACAGAGGTGCCCAGCGATCACCGGCCTCATCGGTGCCGCCGCGCGATTTGACTATGAATGCTTGTTTGATTCTGCCAAGAATCGCCATTCCCGCGCGCGTGAGAATGGCGGTTAGGTGCGTGCCACTAGTCGCCTGATTAGGGATAGTGGCTATCGCCTGGAGAAGTGACGATTGCGAGGCGCGAACGTGTACAGTATGTTCGGCCATTGAATCACCATTAACGAAGTCCCAGCAGTTTGTAGCGGATCGTTGCGCTAACGGACGTAGTGACGCCAGCAAGGCTGGAAGATCCACCAACCGCTATAGTCTTGCCGACGATACGCACGCGCCCGCAAAGAGGCATCGCCTTATTACCGGCTGCTTGTGGCGTAGGCGGTTGGCCAACGTCTCGCGTCTGCTGAAACGAGAAGTTGGCTGACGATCCACCAGCCGCTAGTACGAATGTTGCCGCGCCTTGCGCGCCCGTCCAGACGATCCAACAAACGTCGATCCAAACGCCGTCGCCCAAATCAGTTTGCAAGACGACGTAAGTATTGTTACCGACGATCACGCCATTGATCGATAGTTGCACCACTGCCACTACCGATATGCCGTAAGATACTGGTATCTCTGGTTCATCGACAGCGCCAGTACCACCATTGAGTACCGCTTCCGTTGAGGTTAGCGGTACTGCATTGGCGTACAAAACTCCGTCTGATTCTTCTGTCGGTACAATGTTGACCGTTGCTGCCATCTCAACCCCTAGAAAGAGTTACCGCGCTTTGATGTCAGCCTATCACGGAAGCGCGTCACTGAATCGCGCATTGACGCTAACCTGATTGCCGCCCGTGCCGACAACCTGCACATTCATTGCGTTTCCAGGCGTACCCTGGAGACAAGGACGGCCTTGCGGATCGCGCGGCAAGGGAATGTCCTGAATGCTTCCAACGCTGCCCAGACCCGTTCCAACCGCGCCCGGACCGTTGAGGAACACGCTGAAGATCACGGTTCCGCCCACAGCGCCGTCATAGACAACAAGCTTTGCGTTGACACCAGACCAACCGCCCGCTTGACTCACAGACAGTGACGTAAGGTTCCACGTCGTTCCAGGCGATGCCGGTGCAGTCGCCGTAGTCGTACCCGTGTTGCTCTGCGCATTCGTGTAGGTCACACCCATTGTCATTGCTCCTGACGGTTAGAATAGAATCGCGGCTGACGACCAGTCAATAAATTGACCGTAGTTTGTTGGCGTTCCTTCGCTCATGCCAGGTTGTACGCGCGCGCGCATGTTGTCGTATCCAGGCTTTACCGTGATGTTCGTAAAGCTAGGCCAATCACTGCCGCGCGTACCAATGTCCTCAATCGATAGCTGACCTACTTGTACCATGCGCATTTCTTCTAGCGCTTCATCGTAGTCAGCTTTAATCGATTTCGGGCATCCCTGCGCACGCCTTGTGCATAAGAACTTGGCCGCGCACACAGTCGCCCAATCTAGCACACTTCCAGAGAGAGCTAGCTGCGAATCGTCATATCTACCATTGCAGTAGAGTTTGACCTTACTAGTGCCCTTGCGCGCTGCCACGATCAAACGGTATCCAGTCGCCGCATTGACGCCACTATCGCGCGCCTGTGCGCCGCTATTGACTGCTGTTTCCAGAGCAGTAACGCTGATGGAGGTTGCGCCAACTGTCGCCGCTGCTGAAAGCGACACACTAACTGGCACGTCCATTCCAGCACCGTCGAACACCAGTTGTGCGCCTCGCAATAGTGCTACTGGTAGCGCACTTACGCTGATCGACACTGCACCTACCGCCGCGTCTGCGCTGGTAGTGATTATCTGTCCTGTGGCTAGATTGTGGTCATCTTGACGCAAATCTACACCTTCGGCAGACAGCATATCCCACACGTCTTGAGGCGTCGTGAACAGTGTTGATAGCGTAATAGGCATGACTTACTTTTTACCCTGTATCGCAACAGTCACAGACCCACCCTCATTGACAACGGGTTGATTCCCGTTTGCGGGCGCGCTGGAACCGTCACGGAAGACGGCGGCTCTGTTCGGGTTGAGGAAGCCTGAGAGACTTCCGACACAGGTTGCACCGATTGCGATAAGCGCAGGCGGTACAGGTTTGTCTGCCATTTCAAGTAGCACCATACCAACAAGCGCCCCGCAAGAAAGCACAGACAAGGCCACAAGAGCCACCATATTGAGTCTGTCATTTACCACGCTCCACTACTCCTATTGGGGCAATATGAAATCGCGCGGTTTTCCGCCCCGCGCGCGGCGTCTCATCCTTGAAATGTCTTAGAAGCCCGCAACAGTGAGGGGAGCAATCGACTTCGGCACATACAGAAGCGGAATGCAGTTCATAAGGCTAATCAGTTCGATGCAGGAAGGCTGCGTAATCCATTCCTTCCAGAAGGTGTAACCCTTTTTCAGTTGCATCGGCTGACCAGCATTCTCGGAGATGTATTCCGCGCCTTGATACATTTCCGTCCAGTCGCTACCGGGATTCGGCGCGAAGAACGCCATGTTATCCGGCACAACCTTGATGGTAGTGGTCGCCGAGCTAGCCGCGCCCTGCGCCCAGACCGGGTCGATATCGCCACCAGTGACGATAACGTCATCGGCGATGTGCCAGGTCAACCACGGAATACCGCGCAACTGCGCAGCAAATTCCGGCTGCTCCATGCCGTCCATCGCCTTTTCCTTGACGCGATCATACTCAGCAAAAGGCGTGTTGCTGCTACCGGCAGTGTTGCGCACTTCGGTATTGAGTAGGACGTTGTACCAACCCAACGAATTCATCCACACATGCGTAGGCTGATACCCGCTAAGCTGAGTCATTGCCGCCTGAATCTGCAAGCAGTTCTTCAGAATCGGCGCGCCGGAATACTGCCATCCAGTCTGGATGATGTTTCCAGTGCCGAGCATGTTGCCCTGATTCTTGTTTCCGGCCGGAACCTGAAACGGAATCTGGAAGCCGAGATTGCTACCAGACGGCGCGCCGATGACAGGCAACAGATTGTCACCTGCAAGCTGGAAGTACAGGTTGTCTTGAAACATGCCCGTAGTGAGCAGTTCAATCGTGTTGTTGTACTTCTCGGCAAGGTGCGTCGTCTGACGCGCAATGTAGCTCTGACCGCCCGTATCGATGTTGGAATTCGGCCCGATGATAGGCGAGATGTTGCCGAGGAATTCGCCTAGCAATCGCACCTTCTCATGGAAACGCGCGCAGCTAACCCGCACGTCACCAACAGGATTCACAGCCACGCTCGCCGGGCCAGTGCCAGGAGCGCGCGCCTTCGCGACTACGCGCGTCACGTCGTCGAGTCGAAACGTCGCGAATCGCGTTTCACCGTAACGCGTATTCGGCCCTTCCAGACTCACCGTGTCAGGGTTGAATCGGTTCGGCTGGAAGCCAATCCATCGACCCAAGCGGCCTTGAAAGCGACGGATGCGCGACACCGCCTTAAGGATCACTTGCGGCGTCAGCAGGCTATGCAAGGAAACTGCCATTGTCTACCTCTTTGATGTATGATGGTAACTGCGCGCTTAATGTTGCAGATTAGGCAGCGGTAATAGTCTGCGTGCCGTGTTGCTCCACGATCCACTTCGTACCAGCCGGATTGCTGTAAATCCAGATGACACCGCCGATTGCGGTAACGCTGCTGCTAGTCTGCGTTGCAGTCGTACCAACGACGTTGCCACCTTCGTTGCTAGTGAATCGCAGAATCTGCGCGGCTTCGCATCGCAGACCAAAGAAGTAGCCATTGGCGATCGGAGGCAGCGTCAGCACAACCGTACCGCTCGCGCCTGCGTTATCGAACATGGTGAAGTTGTCACCGGGAACAATCGTGTAGCTGGTAGTCTTGTTGACGAATCGTTTGAAGGGATACCAATGGTGCCCCTGCAAGTTGCCGATATCGTCGAACATGAACTTATCCATTTGCTGCTTAGCCATCAAATCGAGGTTGATGAGCTTTGCAGTCTGGATAGGCCCGCCAACCAGAACCGCATAGAATCGGTCCTGATCGTTACCCTCGAAATCCTGAACGCGCAAGCCTTCGATCAGCACTGCGCTTGCGACTTCGCTACCATCAGTAGCCGTCTTGGAATACGCGGTGTACTTGCCCGTTGCCGTAATCTGTCCGAGCAACAGACCGGGTCGAAGCTCAATCGTCGGCGTGTTGCCCGTGTCTCGCGTAGCACCGCTAATCAGCGCATTCGCAAAGACGCCTTGAAACTGACTACCCCAGCGAAATTCGCTCTCATACGTTTCGCGCGCGGTAGTAATGCCGGGAACGATCCCATATGCATCGGTCATCAACATTTGTGTTGTTCCTTTGTGGTGATTCGATCACATTCCCGCGCGCTTTGTTTTGATTACGCCGACTGTCGCGCCGGTTCAGGCGCACAACCCATCAGGCGAGCGAAGTTATCCGCAAGCTCGTTGACGGCTTCTTGGCTCATTTCAGCGTCAGTCGGTTGAGGCTGAACGTTGAACGCTGCGCTATCGCTAATGAGCATCTTTGGCAAGCTGCCCAATCCCTTTTCGAGCATCTTCAACGTCTGATCCATCGGATCGATAACGACCCCGCCATCACCCATAGAGAGTGCAGCAGAAGGCGCGGCAAGCATCGCCTCCAATTCGCTCTTGAGCGAAGGTGCAAGCTGCGTGAGGATGGCAACGCGCCCGCGTCGCTTGACGCCAGCTTCGGCAAGCGCACGATCACGCAGGCTGTTAGTAGCCTTTGCGTGGCTGTCGATTTCAGCGCGCATACGCTGATTCTCGCCATACATCGACAGCGCAAGCGACTTCATCGGATCGGGCAGCTTGTTAATTTCTTCAAGAGACATAAACATCGGCTGTTGCTCCTGTTGGATCAGCGGGTTTTGTCCATTACCGTTCTGTTGCGATGCTGGCGACTGTGGAGGCGTTTTAGTCAAGTTGCCGGGTTGCGGCTGATTGACGTTCTGTCCTGCCGTCGTCAGTTCCTTGACCTTCTGCATGGTGGCGATATACAACTGTCGCTTAAAGCTCGCTTCGTTGCCGCTCTTTTGACAGTTGATTCCGAGCGCGCCGAGCAAGTCGCAAAGCAACTCCTCCATCGTCACATCGCCGGCCGGATCGCCGTATGGTGCAAGATCGATGTTGCCGCTATTAGGATCAGCGCCGGCCCCAGCGCCTGCGCCCGCGCCAGACGGAGGCACATTCCCTGCGCCTGCGCCAGCACCTGCGCCCATATCACCAGCGCCGCCACTCATCGCCTCAAATGGATCATCGCCGCCGCCTTCGTCGCCGTCACCGTCACCCATGCCGGTATCAACGAATTCATCGCCGTCAGGTTCAGTCTCGCCCGGCTTCGCGCCCTTCTTCTTCGGAGGCATGTCATCGCCGGTATCCTCATCGGCAGCGAACGCAGCGCCCGCAAACAGGCTGAAGGCTAGAGGATACTTCGGCTTGTGTTTACCCGTCTTTTTCGAGGTGAGCAATCGTCCTGCGCGCGACAGACAAAAACCCTTGTTGTTTGTGTGCGTCGTCGTCGGCGTCGCGAGAGACAACGCAGCAGCAATCGAGCCGAACGGTTCTTGATTCGTAATGCGCGGACGCGTGGTCAACGCCAGATGTGAAATGACGTTGTTCCACTGCTTACCGTTGCCATCCGTGAAACTGTTGATCCACGGAGACGTATAGCGAATCGTCTTAGGTAGCTTCTTCGCTACTTCTTCGTCCTGCACATCGACGAGCGCGAATAGGCGATTATCAGGCTTGAGCTTGTACTCTTGAATCCAACCTGCGTTGTTGAGGAGCTTTTCCTTTGGCGTCATTGGGTGCGCATTGAAATCATGCTCACACGGCACCGGGATCGTTAGTCCCGATGCGAGCATTGCACTACCCTGTTGATGCCAATACTTCGTAAGCTCAGGCGTGACTGTGAGCTTCTTCGGCAGATTGGTTCCTTCTTCGGTGTACCAGTATTCGCCGGGTCCAATTACTTCCTTCTCAATTAGCATTGCGCTACCCCTATGCCGCCCTGAAGGTGGAATAAAGGGAGAGCGCCACGCCCGGCGCGGATCGACCATGACGCCTCCCTTTTGCAAGGGTAAACATCAGGCCAATCCGATAGAATATCTGTGCGTTATCGCCTGGAAAAAGTATGGCTAAGAGGTGCGTCTATGGCAGACGGAAAGCCTGGAAGAAAGCGGTTATTGCCCGAACAGAGGCGCAAAAAAGTATGCGTCTGCATGACAGACGCACAGGCAAAACTGCTCAGGAAATGGGGGAAGGGAAATCTTTCGGCTGGTCTGCAATGGCTGATCGAGCGTGCTGCGCCTCTTGTGCGCAAACCTGATGACCTTCACAGCAATGGCTGATACCCGTTCCTGCGCAGTCCGTGCAAACGTCGTATCGCCACAGAGGCGCGTACTTGGCTTGCTCGTTTGACGCCCACGATATCAGCTTGCCCTTGCCATTACATCGTTGACAGCGCATCGGCGTTGCTCCTCTCTATCCGATTGAGACGCCTTGCGAGTCTTAAATTGATGCGCGCACGTCTGAGGCACTCTTCGCGTGACGTGCGCCATACAAGGCGCGTAAAGCTATTAGCGAAGGTTAGTGGTCCGTCCCAATCCATAGCGTATCGACGCCACATCGCGGCTTGATAGAGCCTACCGTGTACGTTGTGTAGCCGATCGCGCGCATTTATAGCTATCACATTGCACCTTGAATAAAAATGAGTACCTCAATACCTGCATACGCAGATAACCTAAAGTGAGAATAAGCGTAGCCGTATGTGACTACTTGAGGTACTCGCCTCCTAACGGGAAGGATTAGATCAGGCCCATTGCCGCGTTGCATGCATCTTCGATTGTACCGAAAGACATAGGTAATTCTTCAAAATGACCTAACGTGTTTGGTTCACTAAAGTTGTATACCTGCACTAGCCATCTCTCGTCTATATATCGTTGTACCACGCGTAAGTAGTGGTAAACATCTCTTTCCAGCCCATTGATTGCTTGATAGGTGACATGATTCATTAACAAATAGCAGTAACCGCCGTTGCAATCGTCCATCCATTGACAAAGTGGAGCGCTAAACGGTGATTGCCATTTGATAGTTTTCACTCGTCGTCGTCAGGAGCTTCGCGCACCGACGCCTCTTCCATCTCCCTGCGCATCCGCAATGCGTCCGCTCGCATTGCCTTATTTTTGATCTTGCGCAACTCTTCCACGGGAGTCAATGGAAGGCGCGTCGCAATCTCTTTGAGTATAGCATATGGCAACTGAGGCCAGCCAGCGAAAGGAATGGTGTACCACACTAACCGTTCGTTCGTAAGCGCGCGCACAACGTCTTGATGATTACCTAGCTTCGCTCTAACCGCCGGATCGTCGTTGTCATTCGGCCCGCTCTGAGCAAATAGCACTTCCTTACGCATCGTCGTACCGTCATCGATCACAGCGCCTTTGATCGGTCGTCCGTGCTGATCGCTGACGCGCGCAGTACCATCAAGGAAGAAAGTGATAGAGGTTGGTTTGGGATCGCCCCAATTCCAACCCTGCACACCGAACACGAATCCGCCTGGAGACTTGACGCCATAGATGTCATTCTGCGCTTCCATTTTCATTCCTCCGCGCTGTGGTTAGTCTTGACCTGTTGAGCCAGAGTAGACTTTCTGTTCTACCTTGTTAGCTCTTTGCTTCGCGTTCGCACAGTAACGCTTTGTCGCTTCTACAGTACGCCTCTCGTGTCTCACTTCACGTCGTATCGAGTCTTCGTAGCACTATCGGCACAACACGCCATACATGCGCTCTCTGCCACACTCACAAGCTTCCATAGCTCATTCTCCTCTACCATAACAACCCATCGCGGTAGCGGTTTTCATCTCCTACCGGATCTGTAGTGTAGTAAAAGAAATAGCGAACTTGAGAGCTTGCATCTTTGGCGTACAGATCCATTGTGTAGCCTTGCCTGCGCGCATCTTTGAATCCGTGTACCGTATCATTTTTGATTGTATGTTGTGCAACATCCCTGGCACACTTTAGCATATCAACTGCCACTTCTATCACTACTCTGATGTGGTGATACTTATTAACCCTGATCGACTCGAAGTAACAGAGTTTCATTAGGTCACCTTAACCGTGCGCGTGCCTGTGAACCGGATCGGCCCACTTAGCACTTGCTGCTTGACTGAGGTTGCGTTCGTGAACGTTATGCTGTTGTACGGATCGTTGATGAAGCACGAATCGCCGTCCAGGGTCGAATTCGTGATAATGAGCGATCGACCATCAGCGCTCTTATCTAGCTGCGAATTCGTCTCTAGCGTCAAAGTCGTAATGATGCCGCCTGCAATCACATTGAGGGTCGATCCACCACGCGCATTGACGTTAGCCCACGTTAGCGAGTCCTCAAGGATGTTGGCCGTAGCGCCGTTGTCGAGCGTTAGCGTTGCAGGCGCGCTATTGAGCGTCGCTATGCCGCCGTAGAGGCGTAGCGTACTTCCTGCCGTCCATGTGACGCCTTCACCGATGTTGACGGTTCCAGAACCGTCTACGTTGCAGGACGATAACGTAGACACCTCACCAGCGCGCGACGCGATTCCTAGAGAGACACCGCCCAACAGGTTAAAGACGTTGTTAGTGTGCAATCCGAGAAACGCAACGTTGTAGTCATCGGTTGCGCTTCCCGCCGCAAGAATCGTTAGCGTCGCCTGAGAGCTACCGACGTTGTACCGCTCTCGCGTCGGCCCATTGCCGCTACTGCCTTGACCTAGCACCATCTGCAAGCCACCAGCGGGCAGCGACCCGGCCGGACCGCTAAACTGCCAGTAGGTTTCGCGCCATTCTGTGTAGCCGTTTGGATTGGTTTCGGCAAGGCCGATTGCGCCCGTAAAGTTCTGCCAGCGCGTGTAAGTGTTGAACCTCACGGCCGCAAGCAAACCTAGATTCCACAGCAGCGATACACCGCTATTGGCGATCACCACGTCATCGCCGTTTTGCGGCAGGCTGCGCACTCCAGGCGCAGAGCCTACGACTCTCAACCAGTTCTGGGAGTCGTTAACGTCGTTTGGAGATGCGTTCGCTGTTGTATGGACTGTGGCGATGCCGTTTGCAAGGCCGTTGCCAGTGCTAAGGACAAGTCCCGCGCTAGTGCCTGATACGTTAGCGAACGGCGTTCCGGCTGTCTTTGCGGTTGCGGTGATGACTCCGCTTGATGGGTTGGCAAAGCTTATCTCCGTTAATTCAGGCGCAATGGAGGTTGATACATTCAGCAGAGCTAGCAGCGCAGTTGCCGCCGTCGCTGCGGTATCGCCGCTAACGCTCCTGTACGTTACCGTCTTACCGTTGATCGTCGCGTTGTAGGTGTTGCCCACGCCACTAGGCGCAGTGAACGTGTACGTTTCAACCTGCGCGATCGCGGCTTGATTCGGTGCCCAATACGTCGTTGGCATGTGTTACCCTTCGACCGCGCGACTTAGTGAATGCTTGTTACTGCTCGTCTCGCAATGCTGATTTGCTAATCGATTCGACAATACGCTCTCGTTCTTCCCAGCCTCTACCATTACGCCAGTATGGGCTGAGCTTCATTTTGTTCATCTTGCGCGCCGCACGATCAGCAGCGTCTACTGTGTTATATCGCGCATGCTCTATCCACTCACCATCTTTGTCTTTATGCCGTACTAGCCACCATGTACTAATACCACTCTCAAAGGCGTCAGGATCTTCCCAGCGCTGCACTTTCCATTCGGCTTGTAGCGATACGGTTATCAACAGCAATAGTAGTATGGCAATCGCTTTGCGCATTAGTAGTCGCTCCATCCGTCTTTGCTCCACGGACCATTCTTGTAAATGGTGTAAGCACCCAAGAGACAGAAGATCATAGCCAAGACAAACAACGTCCATCCTATCGCGCTCTCAGGCATTTTGCACCTCGAAAAAGGGAACGGCTGTGGCAAGCGCCTTCCCTAGGAGCCTCTCCCACTCCCGCGCTTCACCACAGCCGTTGTACTCAGACCATGCAGACTGACTGACCATATATGTGATGACTGCGCTCGCCATTAAGCGCCCTCAACTCCCGTCATCGGGGAGGCGACGTAATGCGGCCCCGTCAACGTGATAAGCGTAAAGTCATGTTGCATTTTACTTACCTTTTTTCGGCTGCTGCTGTACAGGCCGCGCATCAGGCTTCTTCGATACGTTGCCTTCAAGCTCTAACACCCGCGCCTGTAACTGCTTGTATCGCCTAATCAATTCTAACACAGCGTTTTCGATGGTTGCAGGCAAACAGCCATCACAGGCCACCACGCGCCTACCTAATGGCGTCTCAACCATACGCTCCCATTTGAAGCGCGGCGGTCCAGGCGCATCACTGTCGATCACATCAATCGGTAGTCGCTTCATTTATTCCGATCCTTCTAACATTAGAAATTCGGTGATAAGGATAGGCTATTATACTTCCTCCGAATGAGGATTGCATTAGCGCGTATCTTACACCATAGTTATGTGAATATACATCAAAACGACCTGTTACGTATTCGTATCCGTCTTCATCTTCGTTGCTGAGTCCGTAACTCTCTATGTTCCAACACACGGTGAAAGAGTAGTATCGTCCAGCGATGAAGCATAGAGCGTCACTAGCCATCACTTACTCTGTGTACTTACAACACTTCTTATACTTCTCACCACTGTTGCAAGGGCAAAGCTCGTTGCGTCCAGGCATCTTGACGTTTACGATCGGATCGCCGTTGTTGTCGAATGCCTTACCCTTATAGACCCGTGTTGATAGGTCATGCATTCCTACTCGACTTTGTATAGCAATTGAGGCGTAGATCATTGATGCTACCAATCGCGTATCTTTGTTCATCTCACATCCCCATTGTTGAGAACCCCATACCGCTGTGTCCACTGTCACCTAACGCGGCGTAGTCCTCTTCCTGATCTTCGTTTGGCACATACTCTTGCGCCAATCGCCCTAGTATACCAAATGTATCGGCTACGTCGTCTTCCGCGCCCTCTTCTCCCGTGAATCCTGATAGCTGATCGCAGGTTTCTTCGTACCAGTCAGGCATCAAATCAGGCATCAGAAACTGTCCATTCTGTGACCTGATAATCGCTGCCTGCGCGCGGATGATCTTCGCTCTAGATCGGATTGGTAGTCGCTTGATATCAGGTATGTCCTTGTGACTCCTGCATTCGACATACATCGCGTCTGAGAGCATGTCATCATCGCTCGCTACGATTAGCTCGATTGCCTCCGTGTATCCATTATACAGGTAAGCTCGCAGTGACTCGCGCACTCCCTTACAGTGACTGGCCAGTATAGGCGCGTTCTCCTCATATCGCAGCGTCTTATTGTACACTTTGAGTATCAGGATCTTACCATCAGGGGTCAGCGCAGCTACCGTTATAGCAGTCTTGTTGCTATCCTTCTTTCCTGCCTGCGCCCAATCTACAGCGATTAAGATAGCGCATTCGACCTTGCGATAATGCAACCATCCATAGCCAGCTTGAACCCGCCACGCGTCGCCTACGTCGCTATATCGCGGCCATTGCCTAGGCTGGAAGTGCAAGCCCTCATCTTCCTGTGGTGAGCTTTGCCAGCATGCGCGAAACCATCGCGGACGCGTCTTGGCCACACGCTGCAATCGCTCTAGTGGCACTCTCTCAGGCCACAGCGCCTGTCCAGGCTCGCGACCTAAGATGTCATCAGATTCGGCTATCGCCTTGAAGATAATGAACTTGAATTCGTCACCACCTATTTTTGCTTCTTCGATCCAGTGACCAAAGATGTCTTTCGGTCCCCAGCGCGTGCCAATTCCAATTACAGGCGCGCTAGGCCCGAGTCGCGAATAAGCAACCGTCTGATACCAGTCCCATACGCTTTCGAGGATCGTTGGCGACTGCGCTTCTTCGGCGTTCTTGATTAGATCGTCAAGGATAAGTAGGTCCACAGGCCGACCCACAAGCGCGCCGCCACGGCCCTTACAAACCATCCCACCGCCGTAGCCGTCGATGATCCATTCGCCCTTTGCGCGCGTATCGTCTCTCAGAGTGATTCCGAGATTAGGCCCAAACTCATTGATTACGTCTTTGACCTGTCCACCGAACTTGCACGCAAAGCCTTCCTCATAGCTCGCAAGCGCAATGCGCGTCTCAGGCCATAGCATCAAAATCCAGGCTGGGAAGTAAACGCTACCTAACCAACTGTTATGGGTCGTTATTAGACGTTCGCCAACAAGATACAATCCGCCTTCAACTTGAATACATCTTCCTAGCTTTGGTGCGCATCTTCGGATATCAGCTATCGCCAATCGACACGGTTCTGATAGCCTCTTTGCTTGCTTGCGTGGTATGCGACAAGGTATCGTTCTCGTTGGTGAGAAAGCAACAACCCATACAGTTTTCTTTCCTACGATGCCTGAACTAGACGTTGTAGGCGCGTACTCCTGTATCTTGCCGACCTTGAAGCCAAGCGAATTGGCTAGAAAGGCAACGCCGTCAATAAGATTGCGATTCGTATTCGTAAAGCGATATTGTCCGCTTTGCGCTGAATAACTACCATCCGTATCGATCAGTCCAGCTAGTAGCTCGCTACGTTGCTCAATCGATCCTTGAAGATAACATTCTGGTACGTGTTTGTTACCGAAAAGCTCTAGCACTTCTAGTCCAGATTTTAGACCAGCAAATCGAGCGTAGCATACACCTGTGTCAGCCTGTATCCAACTAGCTGACTTAGGGTAGCCGCACTCATCTATTGCGGCCACTACCTCCCAATCATCACCGCTATGGCTGATCTCTGGTCTATCGCTGTGACCGTCTCCCAACCATGCGCCTAAAACATAAGGATGAAGCGGGAGCCGCATGCCAGACGCGACTAGCGGTCTTGTTCTAGGCACACTAAAGTTATATCTAGATCCATCTCTTATAGGCTCTTGCTCGATTTCACGCGTTTCGAGGACACACCACCTATGACGAGTGCGACTGTATACATACCACTCATGTGCGCCATGACACTGAATTACTGATCCATCGGAGAATACGACTTCGTAATCACTCATCGCCTCAGACGAGAGCTTTTCTACGCGCACTGGCATACCATTCGGCGCATACACATAATCACCGACAACTAACGAACCATGTGTTTTCCAACCGTTTTCAGTCCATACCGGCGTATCGTGTGCGATTAGCTTTCCGTGTTGAAACGGTACGTTGATGGCTGTTCTGCTATTCGGCGTTCGCCACGCGTCTACCAGCGCATTATTGATCTCGCGGAGATGAGGAACCGCCTTCCATCTCCCGTAT